TATATCGGCAGTTTTTCCTGCAAGGGTTGGTTGTGGTTTATCTAATACAAATCCAGGCGGTAATCCTATATCTTGAATATTTCTTTGTGGCATTTCATCTAAAACAAATCCAGGCGGTAAAGTTATTGTGTCATTGGTTGCCATCTTCCACCTCTATAAATTATTTTTTGCCCTGTTTTAGGATTCGTAGCAGTTTGTCCTTCTTGGATATTTGGAGTTTGTATATTTATATTATTTTCTGGTATAACATTTCTTTCTAATGGTTCTGTTTCTTTACTTAAATTTTTCATTTCCTCATCTAAACTTGTAATAGTATCTTCATAACCAGATACATCATAACCAGCTTTACTTAAATTGGTAATGTATCGTTTTATTACACGATTACCTATTTTTCTAACTTCGTTTGTCTTTTTTATAAATACATCATAAGTGTCATTTTCAGTAGGTCTATTTTTAGCAAGTAAAGCTATTTCTTTATCTGAAGCCTGTGCTCCAGTAACAGCTACTCTATATTGTTGAAAGGCATCTTGAACATTTGCCTTCCAAGCCAGAAAATCCTGTAAATCTTTATTTACATAACTACGAAAAGGACTTCTTAATGCTCCTTTTCCTGGCCCCATAAATTGAGCAAACTTATCAGTATTAGCAGTTAATTGCTCTAAAGAATTATTAAGCGTATAATAAGCGTTCTCATTTTTACTGATTTTATCTATCATTGGAGCAATAAGAGTTTTACCTTTTTTAATCCCTGCTTTTTCTCTTTCAAATTCCAATGCTTCTTCTTTTGTAGTAGGTTTCCATTCCGCTGTTCCAAGTTTCATTTGTTCCCCATACGCTTTTATTATATCTAAAATCCCCATTTCTTTTGCCATCTCAGGAAATTGAATTGATATATTCATAAGTTCATTGATTTTCTCATCTTGAGTTTTTGGAGATTTTATAATAGTCTGAATACCTTTTAAGAATTGTTGTCTTTTATTCCCTTGCTGTATCAATGCTCCACCTAAAATAAGATTTTGTAATGCTGGGCCTATACGGTTAATCGCAGGTTGCCGTAAAGGGATGTTACTTCCTGCAATATTCATTGTCTGTGGAAGTTGATTTTGATTTAGTAATTGCAATAATGTAGCATATTGTGCTAAATCTGTTCTATCAGTTCCAGATAAACCTGTTTTATCACTTCCGAGTAAATCTAAAAGTCTATTTTTATTAGCCATTAAAATAGTCCTCCTGCTGTGCCACCTGCTATCATTCCTAATGTTGGATATGCCAAACTCTTTGCTAATGAAAGTCCGCCAGTAGCAGGAGCAAGTAAAATTCCTGCTCCTAATCCTAATAATGACCCTAATCCTGAATAGTCCTTTGCAGCAGTTGCCTGTGCAAGATAAGGTAAGGTTGCTTGATACTGTTGTAATGCTTGTGCTTGCTGTTGAGCGTTATAATTTGCCATAAGTTGTAGGATATTCTGTCCTGCGGTTGTGCCTTGACCAAGTATATTTTGAAGCGTAGCAAGTTGAGCTAATGGTATATTTGCCTGTGAAGTAGCTAAATTCTGTAAATTTAGAAGTCTACTGACTAAATCTTGCCCTGTTGCTAAATTTATATTTACTCCAGCAGTTTGTAAATTCTGTAATGTAGAAAGAGTATTAAGTAAATTCTGCTGTTCCTGTGTAGTTAAACCAGCCCCTGCGGTTTGTATATTTTGAACAGTTGTAAGTCTATTAAGTAAATTCTGTATATCACCAGATTTTAAATTCTGTAATGTAGAAAGTTTATTAAGTAATGCCTGCTCTTGCGATTGTCCTAAACCAATCCCTTGCAATGCAGCCTGAGTTCCAAGTTTTGAATATAAATCAGTTAAAGCCTCTTTATAAACACTTGAACCACCAAGACCTCTACCTATTAGTGATTGTTCTAAAGAGGGTCTTGTAGTCCTTAATGCTTCCTGTAATAATAAATCTGTCCATTTAGAAGTATCATAGGTAGTTCCTAAAGTCCCTAATAATGCTTTTTGCATATCAGCTAATTGATTATCTGTTCCTCCAACTAAAGAAAGCAGTTGCCTTTTTAAATCTTCAGTCTGAGTATCTATACCAGTAGTAGTTTTTATATTAGGCAATATAAGGTTTATTAAATCTTGATACTGTTGATTCATAGCTACTGGTGTAGTTGGTATATTAGTTTCAATCCCTTTCATTAAATCTGTAATCTGGGTATCCTGTAATCCAAAACTTTTAAGTAAATCTTTTCGTAGATTTTTTATTATTTCCTGTTCTTCAGCTTCTTGGGGACTCATTTCAAAAGTAAAGGCCTTATCTTTATAAGTAGCTGAACCCCATGGGGTATAAAATGATGCTGTTTCAGGTTTCTGATATGCTGGTATTGATACTGATGGCGATTTAGATTTTCCCATTGTTTTCATAATCCTTTCTTAAATAACTCAAGATTACCACATCGTGGTATTTGGAATCTATTTTTATGTAATGTCTTAAAACACCTTCTTCTTTAAATCCGCACTTTTTATCAAGATGTAATGCTAATTTATTATCTTTTATAACATTAGCTTCTACCCTTTCCATATCTTCAAACATTGAAAATAACCAATGTATTGCAGTCTTTACTGTATCTTCTGAATAGGTATATTTTTCTTTTCGTAATATTTTATCAAGCCCTCTTATGAAATCTTTATCCATAATCCCATTTATACAGCATGCATCTTTTTTAATATCTGAAAAATAAATATATCCAGCTCTACGGGATGCCTTTCCTTCTTTTGTCATAACTGTAAAAATAAGCACCTGCCCGCCTAATATATTTATAGTCATAAATTTTTTTGCTTCTTCCTCGCTCATTTCCTTTAAGCAATAATTCTGCATATAACCATTTTTATCTTCCCTATGAAGTTTTATAAAATGGTCTAAATCAACTGGATTAAATTGAAATAATATAACCTTTCGTCCTATAATTGGTTCAATAGTCATTTTAATAAAAGATTTAATTCTTCCTCTTTTATACCTAATTTATTTAAGATAGTTTCTTTTTTAATTTTATCCTGTGCTTTTTTTGCTTCAAATTCCGCTTCTCTTTGAAGTCGCCTGTTTTCCTTATCAATCTTATCCTGTTCGGTCATTTTTAATAATCTTCTAACCTGTATATAATCTGGTATAGTTTTTACTAATACTGGTTTTTCATCTGGCGAAAACTGTCCTGAATGGATTGGCACATAATTATATACTTTACTGAAATCTATCTTATATTCATTATCTACTAATTCCAATACAGATAAGTTCTTTTCTTTGGCTTCAGTTTGAATTGCTTTTGCTTGGTCTTTTTCTATCAAGATAATATCTTGAGTATTTGAGTTGAAACTCGGAAAAGGATGAGATTGCTTTTCAAAATCATTAGAGTTGCCATAAGCTGGATGGTCTGGAGCTCCTGATGTTGATAAAATTTCTTTTGTTTGTTTATCTATAAGAAAAAAGAGCCAGTAATCTTCACCAGAAGTTGTTATATATCTAAATTGTGCATACATAGTTCCAGAACCACCCTCTCTTCTTAAAGATATGACTGTAATATATGAGGTGCTATTTGAACCCTCCACATCATAAACTCCACAAATTCCAACTTCAAGATATTGCCCTGCATCTGAAGATTTTATCTGGGGATAAAAGCAATAAGTTCCTCCAGTAACGGTCAATGTAGCATTATCTGTTGTAGATACTTCTCCTGTTGCTGTCTTTAACGCTGTAGTGTCTACAGTATTATCTGGTAAATAGGTCGTTCCTGTTAAAGCAGAGGTATTGCAAGTTCCAGCACCTGAAAGCGTCCCATCCGCTAAATCATCAAGTTGGGCATCATAGGCTTGGACATCTGAACCTATTGCTACGCCAAGATTAGTGCGAGCTGCTGCATAATTAGCCGAACCTAAAAAGGTCTGTATATTAGCACTTGGGGTAATACCTGCATAGGTAGTGAGGTCTGCATCATAGGCCTGGACATTTGAACCTATTGTTACACCAATAGAAGCTCTTAATGTTGCTCCACTTTCAGCTACTGGGTCAGTTGTTCCATCGCCTACTATCATTTCTCCATCTGCTAAAACCGCCATAGCTGTTACTGCGTCTGTCCCTGAACCTAAAAGTATTCCACCATCAGTTAAGGTTGTTGCACCACTTCCACCATTTGCTACTGGTAATGTGCCTGACACACCAGTTGCAAGAGCTACTTGTGCCCACGCAGGATTATTAGAAGTTCCAGTATTAGATAAATACCGAGTTGCATTTGCATCCTTTCCAAGTCTTGCTAATGTAGCCGCAGCACTCAAATACCATATATCACCTTGTGCAGATGATGCAGGAAAATCCGCTAATATTGACCAATTAGACCCATCATAAGTCTCTAAAAGATTATTAGTTGAATCATACCATAAGTCCCCTTCTTGTGCAGTTGTCATAGCAGATGTCCCTATATGATTAGCATTTATTCCCACCCATTCATTATTACGATACATTTTTAAGATTTTATTAGTAGTATCTACCCAAGTTTGACCTGAGATTGGGGAAGATGGAGCAGAAGCTGCACACAAAACTTTTCTATTTAATGCAGTTGTCATTCCATCAAACTCCCCATCTAAATCCCTATCATCTATTGGATTTCCCGCAGTATAATCTGTTAAAGCTGAGAAATATCGTTCATATAAAGTGCTTGCTTTAGCAACACCTACTAATAATAAAAGTAACCATACTGTTGCAATAATTTTTTTCATAAAGACTCCTTATCTAATTTTTTCACCTTCAAATTTTACCCGTGCAATTAAATAGGGTATTTCTACACTTGCATCCAATACTGAATGGTATAAATCTATTGCTACTTGTTTACCTCTACCTAATAAATTTGAATTTAAAAATCGTGTTTGACCTGAAGCCCTATATAAACCTACTCTATATAATGCTACTCTATATAACGCAATATCCGCATCTAAACTTAAAGATGATGTCTTTGCATCTGAAACTTCTGTTCCTGTCCCATACCAATAATCAAAGTATAAAGAAAAGGATGATGATGATGCCTCATGTGATATAATTCCTTCTAATTGGCGAAGTGCCTTATTTCTATTAGCATCCTTAAAATATAAAAATGGGAATGAATATTGAAAACTTATAGCTGTGCCATCATCATTTGTCCCTGAATTCATTGTATATACATATCCATTTCCACCCACAAGCATTGTCCCATCTATCCTTTCACAAAAAGAATGACAATTATATCCAGACCATACACCGACAATATTTTTAACATCCAACGAATAAACCAATATTTTATGTCCGCTTGTCAATGGAAGACCAATATATAAATGATTTAATTTATGAGAAAATGCTACTGAGATTAACATTTTATTTGTCAAACCAGCAATCGTATCTCTATAATAAGGAGCAATATATTTACTCAAATCATCTACATCTAAATCTTGATTAGTTAATGAAGAACGAAAACCATTTATGCCTTCTAATGAACATATTGCTAAATCATTTCCTACAACCTGTATTCCATGAGTTGAAACACAATTTAATGGAATAATCTGTTGAAGCGTAAATCCTGTTGGGTCAGTTCCACAGGTATAAATAATAATATGTTTTTTAAATACAAAACATAAAAATACACTTGAAAATGTAGCAAATCCTATTAAGGTATCTCCAAAAGGAAGAATTTTTGAAAAATCAAGATTTCCTGCATCACTTGTCGCGCTCCATGAATCTGAGGCATTAGCAGAATCTGTCTTTGAATAATATGCCTTCATAGGATTTGCTGCTGAATTAAGCCATACTTTATGTTGATGGACATGGATTGCACTTGCATCCGTAGGCATAGAAGCGTCACTGGATAAATTCGCTACTGCGTAAGCTGATGTGCATTTACGGGGTGTCCCACCATCAACCATAATTAACTCATTACCAAACATTACAGTTTGCCCTCTATTTCCATCAATCCTTCCAGTATCCAAATCATCAAAACTATCCGTCCCGTCATATTTAGCCCACCGAGTGCCTTCTCTTATTATTACATCAGTGCCACCAGCATTCCATTTAGCTTCATAGATATACTTACAGGCATTAGTAAAATCTACTGTATTAAATTTAGCTATTCCAGCTCGCTGTTTTATAGTTCCAAGTCCAGTCTTAACATCTTTTTTAATATAACCATTAGAAATCATCCATGCAAATTCAGGAGACATATTAAGTCTATCTGATAATCTATTCATTCCTCTAAAGTCTTGGTATACAAATGATTTTAACATTAGAATATAAATGTAACTCTTGGTTTTAATAAAGGCGAAGAATGTATCCTCTTCATTTTATCTAAACTACCTTCAATATCTTTTCCATCTCCAAATACCTGTATTTTATAAACTATTGCCTCATCACTACCTAAATAAGTTAAAACCTTTAATGTCGCAAGTGCTACAAGTAAAATCCTATCAAATGGTTCTGGGATTTCACTTGTTCCTGTTGTTGTTCCCGTAGAATAATATGTCGGATATTTCCAATATCTAAAATCTATATTTTTTCCATTTTGTGTCGTAGTTGCTTGTTTATCAACAATAAATTGCCCTATGAATTTAGTAAAATAATCTGGATAACCAGTCATAGCAGTTGTAATACCTTTAGGATATAGGGCATCCCATTCTTGCGGAGTTTTAAAAATAAGATTTTTATCACTATCAGATTGTTTAAAACTTTCTCTATCTTCCATCATTAAATCAGAACCAGTTGAAAGAACTGTTATTGTATAAGCATAATTTCCAGTCGTCATAGGTATAACGCCTATCTTTTCTAAAAAGTCCCAGCGGGTATTCTCATCCATACATATATCTTGTAATGCTTCAGTGAGTTTATTCCACGCTACAAGTTGTATTCCTGTTAAACCAGTTAAAACTGATACAGTCGGTTCACCAATATTTCTTAAAATTTCATTCATTATCTCAAGTGCTTGAAGTTTAGCCATATTTACCTCTTATGCCCGAAACTCATTAAGATATTATTTTTTTCTTCAAATTGCTTACTCTGTGAATTAGAAATAAGCATTGAAAGAAGTTTTATCTCATTACCTATATCTTCCCTCATCTTTTTTATATCATCGGATTTTGCATTTATATCAGATGTTCGCTTTTGAAACTCGTCAATCTTACTTAACAATCCATCAATACGAGAGAAAATGTCCTGCATTTTTAAAATCTGCTCTCTTAATCCACTTGTTTTCTGGTCAAACATCCTTGCCAAAGTAGCCTGTGCCTTATTCATCATCATTACTAAATTATTAAGGGTAGTTTTCTGTTCTGAAGGAAGGAAGTCTATTTTATTTGTCATATTATTTATATTATTCCCAAATGATGAAAGGGTTGTTTTAATATCATTCATTACATTATCAGGCACAGATACATTTATAGATAATGCCTTTCTAATATCATCTATCTTTATGCCTTCTTTTTTACTGATACTTATAATTATCTCGCCTAATGAATTTATTATGCCTTTTAATTCAGTTATTTTGTCTGTAAGAGTTGCATAAAAATCTGCTTGATTTCTCAATATATTCCAGATAAGCCGTATATGGTCTGTCTCATCCTGTATTGAGTTTAATTGAGAAAGTGTCTCCTCTACCCCATATCTCGGAGTTCCTTCTCCTGTATCCCAAAGTATAATCCCATCAAATCCCTCATCTATCGTAGCGTAAACAGCATAAATTCCTGTTGAAGTGCCGACTTCAAAAATGCCTGTTGTAGCACGAGCCTGTTTTATAGTATTATTTTTATTATAAAGTGTATAACCAATTGTTGAAAGTCCTGCTTTAGAAGCACCAAAATTTACTACAAATAATCTACTTGTAGCCATTATTCACTCCTTTGAGCAATTAAATGATATGTATTCCATGCCATAAAACGCTGTTCTAAATTCTTATGGCATAAAACTATCTTAAATCCTAATATATCTAAAACTCTTTTAATCTGCCTTTCGCTAAAAAATAGCCATTTTGTCTTTGAGTCCCAGTTACCAAAATTAAACATCCCAATTTTATAAATGAGTTCTCCATCAGGAGATATAAGCATAAGTATTCCCTTTGGATTTAAAAGTTCTTTTGCCTTATAAAGTGCTTTTATAGGATTATGAAAACTCTCCAAAACCTGACTCATAAGTATAAAATCATATTTTTCTTTAAATTTATGTTCTTCAAAATCTCCTACAATATATTTATTATAAATAAGGTCAATACCATTTGTAAGCCATCCCCGCTCAGATAGATTTTCAATATGATAATTTACTCCAAAGCCTACATCTAAAAATTTTCTGCCATAAGTAAGTTCCTCTATTATAGGTAAATATATCCTTTCAATATATTCGTATCTCTCTTTTATTCCTTTCCAACCTGAATAATTTTTAAGATAATCTTCATTAAAGCCCTTTTTATCTATAAGTTTCTGGTGAAATACGCTTCCGCATGAGCAGAAAATCCATTCAGTTTTTTCTGCATCTGCAATTACAAAAGATAATTTACATTCAGTATCACATGCAGGACATTTAATTCCTTCCAATAACATCTTTAACCCTTTCGTAAATATCTTCTGGTCTCATACAATCCTTACTCATACATAAACAGGCACTACTTTCAGGTTCAAGTATACATTGAATTGACGCATCAGAAATAAGCCGAAAACAAGGTGCGCAAATAGCTGAACTCTCAATAGAATAGTCTTCAGTAAAATGCTTTGTAATATTCTCTTTAGTAGAATGCGTTAAAAGCCCTATCTTAGGTGTATCCCAGCACCCAGCACCATGCAAAAAGCCCGTATCAGGTGAAATTACTAAATCTGCATATTTAGCCATTAAGATTGATTGGCGTATATTAAATTCTCCTGATTTTTTAAGGATGCGTTTATGATTAGGAAATCCTGCCTCTAAAATTTTACAGGTCTCACCACCTACTAAAATTATTATTACATTTTTCATTTCTCTCATAATATCACCTACTATATAAGGAACATATGGATAGGTTTTCTGCCTTCCTGAACCAGATAATCCCCACATAATAATCTTATTTCCAAGATATTGTTGTCTTATATTTAATATAAAATCCTCTTCTTCTTCAGTAAAAAACATCGCTGGTCTATAAAATTTATTTTCTGATATAGGAAATTTTTTCCATTCATCCATAGACAAATTAATTTCTCCGCCTATTTGACTTCTTGCAATCTCAAATGTCCATTCATAATAATTCTTATTGCAATATTCTCTTCGTTCCTTCTTTGTCCAATTCCATTGTGGATAATCTGGAGATAAAGCAAGTCTCACCTCTATACTCTCACAAAGATTTATTACCTTTTCACATTCATTATCCTTTTGTATCTTATTAAAATATTCATCAAGTTTATCATTTGCTATACTATTTCTTTTATGATAGATGAATTTATCTATATTAGGATTATTTTCTAAAATCTCTTTTGCCTGTTCACTCCCAAGATAATAAATCTCATTACCTTGACTTTTAAGATAGCGGATTAGAGGGGTTGTTATAAGAATATCCCCATATGCGGCAATTCTGACTATAAGTATTCTCATACTATTATCTTTTGTTTTTTAAGATTAAAAAATAATCTTTCACCTAATCTTGCCCACTTCTCATTTTCTTTTTTCTGATGTAATAATACCCGCCTATGATATTCCTCGCAATGGCTTGAACCACAATGGACTTTTTCAGGCACACCATTAAAAGCAAACTGTATATTATCTCCCCACTCATCACATTCAGAAACATCAAAGGTAAACCATTTGCCACAATAATCACATCTTTTATCAATAGAGCGGTTTCCATCCTTCTCAAATTGATATCCTAAAAATAATTCTTTCTCTGGGTCAATCTTTTTATATTTTGTCGTTATTATTATCGCCATTTTTCCTCAAAATTATATTAAAATCTCCTGAAAGGTTATTAAAATATACTCCAGATATGCGTCTATTATATTCAAGATTAAATCCTTTCTCTAAACACACATCTATAAATGAGTCCATATCCCATAAAATATGATGTTCTTTCACTACCCAATGTGCCCATTGTAAAGGATTATTCCAGGGAATAAAATATGGGTCAGGCATAGCTATAAATAAAAATCCTTTTAGATTTAAAAGATTATAACATTTCTCTAATGCTTTAATTGGGTCTTTAAAATGTTCAAATATATGGCTTGCCCAGATACAATCAAATTTGTCTTTTATTTCTACTTCCTCAAAATTGCCTTGTATTATTTTATATTTGGAATCTCTATTGATATAATCAATAGCTGAAGGAATCCATCCCATTTTTTCAGCTTCTATCAATAAATCATCTCTAATTGAACCTATCTCAAAAAATGTCTTTATATTATGTTTAAACATTGGAAAATAAAAATCTGCTTGTCTTTTATAAGTATCAGTAATAATAGTTTTATATTTCTCTGTATATTTATCATTATAAACACTGAAACTTATATTTTTCCAATTTGTAAAAAATATATTCTTACAATTACAAAATGAGTATCCTTTATCATTGACTATTTTCATATTTAACTCATTAGTATTTTCTAATCCCTTAACAATTATTTCCTGTGTCATTCCGCAAAGAGGACACTCTTGCACATCTTTTATTCCTAATAATTTATACTGTAACAAGCCTTCGTTCATAAATTTGTTTTATTTTATTAATTATATCTACAACATTAAAATATACACATAATGGATTACCATTTTTATGCGGACATCCTCTATATTGATATGGCCCTTTATAACAAGGTGAGCAATATGCAGGAGATTGTATACTATAATCATTAGGATTATATTTACAATGGCTTTCTATACTCGCCGCAGTCATAAGCATTATTGTTGGAGTATACCACATACTTGCACCTATCATAAGACCAGATTCACAACCTATAACACAATTAACATATTTAGTTATTAAAAGTGCTTGTCTAAAAGGCATTTTTGCTATAATGCTTGTTACTCCTTCCATTTCTATATTAGGATAATCTGGTGCAGCAGTAACTATAATATGTGAATTATCTATATGTTTAAGAATAAGATTAATTAGTTGTCTTGCTTGAATAAATCTTTTATGAGGGCCTGTTCCAGCCAGATTTATCATAATCAAAAACTTTCCCTCAAATTTTTTAAGCCAATCTTTAACAATTTGTTTTTCTTTATCATTATAATAAACTTCACCATTATATTTCCCAGCTAATTCTGGGTATCCTGCCAAATAAGTTGTCTGGTCATAGTAATTTATATGCTGGTATCTATTCCTACGAACTTCATTTGACATATAATATAAATTCTCATCTTCCATAGCTAAAAGACCATATTCAAGACTATTTATAAGATTTATTACTTTATCATATTCTTCAGCTATTGTTTCCCAATGCTTAATTAACATCCATTCTCTTTTTTGAAATATTACTTCAGGATTTATCCCTTTTATATTATCAATATACGGATTTTGAGCTAAAAGTTGATAGCCCTTAAAATTAGTTTCAACATCTACAGTATTAAAACCCACATCTTTTAATAAATGCGGAAGATGTGACATATGAATAATATCACCATAAGCACCATAACGAAATATAATTGCTTTCATAAAAAATGGGGGCTTTGACCCGCCCCCATAGGTTTTAGTTATCACCTGTCTGGAATGCTTCTTGATACTGGACAAAAGCATTTACTCTTATAGTAGCTTCAGTTTCAGTTCCTGCAGCTCTTGCAAGAACTACATCATCTCCTGTATCAAAAGAGGTTGCAGTTAATGAACCATCAATAACACTTGCAGCAGTTTTCGTTCCTGTAAGAGTTATAGTTCCTACTGCTGAAAGCGCTCCAGTTCCTGCAGCAGATTTACATAAAATCAAATTTGTATCTACAGCAGTCCCTGCTACTACAACTGCCACATTCCAATCAGTAATTCTGATTGGATGCATTGCCGTAAATGCAGCCTTTGCTGTTGTAGAAGTAACTGTGCCATTTAAAGCAACTCCATTGCCAAGCGCTATAACTTTCTTTGACCCATAAGAAGGGTCAGAATATGCTCTACTCATTTTACCCTCCTCATGCACTCGTTACATGCACAATGCGTTCAATGCCTTTGCCTGTGGAATTTAAATCATCATTTGTTATATCCCACATTTTTTTCCAGCCAAGTATTGCATACCATCCGAGCTTTTTAGAGCGACCTAAATCAGTCTCCTCATATCTAAGCTCTTCAGGTAAGGCTACGGCTTCCACTACTGCCTCATCCCCGAAATATAACGCCTCTCCATACGAACTATTTAATACATTAGAGAGGATATTATTTTCAGCGATGTGACGTGCACTATAATACTGTCCGACTTCATTTTTAAATCTAAATTCTGGTTCAGCATACTGGGCTACTGCTTGGAGAAAATCATATACACCTCTCATTGACTTAACTGAGAGTATACCAATATAATAATCTCCACCCTTAAACTTAGGGACTTGAGCCAGCATTAGATAATCTACAATATCCCTTACATTTTTATCAGAGATATTTGCCCCAGGATTACCAATTGCTGTTCCATTAGAGAAAAATGAAGTTGTAGCAGTATTAGTTGCTACTGCCTTAAATTTTGCAGACTGGAATTGAAGAGCGATATTATAATCAATCGTATCCTTCTGGTCTTGAACCAAACCCTTCTGGTATTTATCCTTCATGTTAAATTCAGCCAGAGTTTCCAATTTCTGCGTATAATTTACGCCATTCCCATATTCAGTTACCTGAACGCTATCAGTTGTAAATTTAATAGTATTCATGGGCATGGTTGCTGTTTCCGTGAGAGTCCCGCCCCGTGTATCTATGCGGAGTTGTTTTACAAAAGGAACTTTATCACCACTATTAGCTCCAAGTCCTTTCTCAGACAAATCCACAAAATTACGGAATACAAATAATGGAGCAGCTTGCTCTCTCATCTGCTTTGATAGCTTCGGCGAGGTTAAATCTTAACCTTATATATTTCTATATAAGTTGGACTATATCTTCTCTTTCTTTTAAAAGAGCTTTGCGTATAGTCTCTGAGGAGCCCCTATTATTCAATCGTCTTATTTCTTCAGCAACGGAAATTTCCTCGTTATTATAAGGAACATCTTTACCCAGTTTCATCTCATTAAATCCATCATTTTCCTTAAATTCTCTCCATCGCTTTAAACGTGAATTTATAAACCGTAACATTAACTCGGCTCTGGATTTCTTTGTTATTAAGTAAGGAAGTAAAGTATCTAACAATTTTTTAACCTTACTTAATGCGTTAACATCGCAAATATAGTAAGGTTTTTTAACTTTATTAGATACCATTCTTCTTATTCTTAATGGAGCCCCTATTTTCTCGCATATCTTAACTGTTTCCAATATAGAATTATCATCAGTATTGGTAATAGTAAAAAGAGGATTTAATCTTCTAAATCTTTCCTTTTTACTATTAAATGTAGATATCATAGTTAAGCAACCTTCTCCATCAAAAAATCCAGCAAACCAAGCCAATTCGGTTTCTTTTAGGGTTTCCTGCTGATTGTCCATTATTTTATCATTCATATTTTCACCTTGGTAGTAATGAATGTTTTAGGAGTTTCCAGCATATAGCAAAGTTTAATGTGGGCATTTAACTATACCCACCCAAGCTACCAGTTATCCATACTCCCTGTGCTCCCATATTTTATCCTTTATTTAAAGTATCTTTTTTTGCAAACTCTCTTTCCGTTTTTCTAATTCTTCTAACGGAGAAAGCACTACCTCAGGTTTAGGCGAAGGTTCAGGCGGTTTATTAGCGCCTGCCTCTGCCTTTGCACCTTCTGGTAATGGCGGAGTTGCATTTTTCTTTGAAGCATAGGCCTCAAATTTTGCTTTCACAAATTGCGTTGCTGCATCAATAGCTTCTTGAGCAGTCTTATACTTTCCAGTTCTCGCCAATTCATCAGCCTTTATCATAATTGTATCTACCACATCTTCATCAAACTCAGGATTGGCTTTCTGTACCCCTTGTTTCAACTTTTCTATGGTAGTATTAATTTGAGATTGTGCTTGCGATGTAGTAATAGCTGCTTTAGAAGCGTTTGTTTGTATCTCAGTTAAAAGATTTGTTAATTCCGCACTGGCTGTATCAGGGTCAAAGGAAGCAATCTCTAAAATCTTTTTCACCTTTACCTGCACATCCTTAGTAGCTTCAGTAGCATCTTTAGGAATATTAACCTGTTTTAATCTTTCCTCAATAGTTGCCACAGTAGTTGAAAGGTCAGCAATTTTAGTATCCCTGTCTTTTAACTGGTCTTCAAGGTCTTTTATTTTCTTCTGTGCCTCATCAGAAGGGCTCGGATTAGGCACTGATGTAGGTTTTGGCTCTCCATCCTCAGATGTCGGGCTTGGCGTTACATCAGGCTTTTTTTCTATGTCTGCCATATATTACCTCCTTTTCCTCTTCTCGGATATTACTCCAGTTGAGGTGTGATATACTTTTTTACATATTTCTCAGTTGCTACTTTTCCAAATTCTAATTCAGAGTTTAAAGTTGTCATAAATCTATCTAAAAAGTTTATAATTGAACGTGCCTCTATCTCTTGTTTCGCATATTTAGGTTTTTTTAAAATATCCAATGCCTCATTATATTCCGCAGTTATAATCTCCATTAAATCTCCCCAGCCAGATTGAGTAGTGAGATTTTTAAGCCTTGAATATTTAGCCTTCCCAATTTCTAATTTTTCCTTCTCAGTCATTTTCTTAATTTTTTAAGTGTTTTTGCTAATCTTGCTTTCTGCCCAATTTTACCTGAACGTTCTGCCAATTCTTCTAAATATCCAGTTTTTATTGTCCCTTTTTTTGTTAATTTCCCAGCCTTTTTAGCAATCCGTTTTAATGAACCTGGTTTTTTAATTGCCTTCTGAATCCATTTCTTTTTAGCCATATTTCCTCCTTTTCTTTTTTTTGGATAAACCTGCCTCACTCATTGCTATTGCTTTAGCTTGATTTACATCTGTTACTATTTCCCCACTACCTGAATGTAATGTTCCTCTATAAAATTCCCTCATTACCGCACTAACTTTTGTCTGCCCTTTTAAATGTTTTCTTTTTTTAGCTCCTGCACCAAGTTTATTAGGATGTATCATTGCCTTTTTTATTTGTTCTTCTCTACGCTTTTTAATATAATCTTTCATATATCCCTTCTTTTCATTTTCCCTCCTTTTATACTGTGTTTATATTCGTCCAGGCCATTGTAAGACCATGAATTAAACTCTCAAATATTATAGAAATAATATTATTTGCCCCTACACCATCAGCATCTGCTATATTAAGGCTTGAAATCCTGAAATGGTGCCTAACATTGCCTTCTTCAACAAAACAAACATTTCCATTATTTAATGTAACAGAGCCATCTGCGGATGAACGAAATCCATAAATAGGGTCGCATTCAATCGTAAATTCAAACTTATCACTACAAGTTATTTTCCCTCCGTCAATTAAACCTGTAAATAATCCGCCTGTTCCTTCATCTGTAAAGATTAATGTTAAAGTTTCATTCGTATTGATAATATGTTCAATTCTATCTTTATCAATATACTTTAATCCCGCAACATCTAAAGTCCAAGTTTGCACAGCCATTATATTCCTCCTTCTGTTGACGCAATAGCACCTTGAGGTCTTACACCTCCATATAACTGATTCATAATCTTTTGAATTTCCTCATCTGTCTTGATTAAATCGTGATAGTCCTGTATTTCCGCAGCCTGTAAGACTCTCTTATATATCTCCTCTACTTTTGAGATAATCATAAGTTGCGGTGTTTTAACAACTGTTAATAAGAGTTCTTTTAATTTTGTTAATGTCTCAAGTGCTTTAGTAAACTGTGTCATCCCCACTGCCTTAAAATCATACCCCATCTCTGTAATCTGGGATATTTTATTAAAATCAAGCTTTTGAACCATTCTTTTCATTGGAATATTCTCGCCTATTGGTCCTGGCATCATCATGGTTTCCTCTTTCATGCCAAGTATTCTATCTATAATTGCTTGATTAAAAAACTTTGGATTAAATAATATTTTAAACATCCCTTTTAACATCGGTTCAAAATAATCTCTTTCAATAAAACGAGCTATCTTTAAAAATCTATTATCTATCATTGCTAACTTTGCCTGGTATTCACCTAAAGTTTCAGACCCACCCGCAGTTAATTCAGGTGCGCCTTGAATTTGTCTTAATACTCCAGTAGACTCCTGCTGAAATTGGTCTAAAATAGTTAATCCCCGCATAATATCTGTTAATGCACTAATACCTTGCCTACCAAGTTTTACTGCCTCATTAGGATTTCCTTTTAACATCCACACAGCCATCGGTTTATATTCAATAGAAGCTGGGTCTTTAATCTTAGTAGCATCCACTAATGCAATATCCATTGAGCATAATTTAAGTGAGTCAAATCCTAAGTTAATCATTGAATTAGTAAGCTCCTGTAAATCTACTGTATTATCTAAAAAGCCTAATCCATAGAAATCATATTTACGAGGCTTTATACGGCAACTATAAAATGGTAAAAATCCATATTCATTAGAAACATCCCTTAACTTAATAGTCTCATTTGCTAAAGTAACTATTCTGTTTTCATATCGTTTGATTTCTTTTCCATCTTTATTCTTCGTTATTATAGGCACTACCCCCCAGTATTCTATAAGTGAGATATTTTTAAATTGTTCTGTTATTACTATATCTGTGCCATCAAATCCTTTAATGGTAGACTTTGCCTCATCAGATTTATTCCTTGAGACTTCTTCGGCATAATCAATAAGAGTTTGCACTCTTTCCTTTGCATATAAGCTTATTTCATTTTCTACTTCCTGCACCAATTCACTTAAAGATTTTTTATATTCATCTATAATAAATCTGGCTCGCTCTAATTTATGTCCGCATTCTGGGTCTATTGTAATATTATAGCTTGAACGCCATATAAATTTAATCCCAGTAGCAGTAATTTTTCCTTCCACATTCTTTGTATCTACTAAAAGCTTCATAAAACTTGTTCCAGGCCCTCCGCAAGTCTCATTTAATACAAAATCATTCTCAATAGAGAAATTTCCTCTATCAAAAAGATTATCATATAAATCCATAATATAACCTTCTTCTTCTCGGTCAGTAGTCTCTGTGCCTTTAATGCTGAAATTTCTCTTTTGACCGAAAAGCATTTTATCTAAATAACTCTGAGCAGTTTCAGAAGTTTTTGCCTGCTGGGGTATAAATACCTTTGTCTGCCAAGCCTCTTTATTATCCCACATAGAAGGATGCTGACACCGAATTTGACTCTCAATATCATCCCAACGAGTCTTAAATTTTTTACGGTAATTATCTCCAGCAGTATGGCAAGCTACTATATGAGAAATTAACTCTTGGTCTGGTTCTTTCTTAATTGGTTCTAATTTACCTGATTTTTGTAATGTTTTTTTAACCTTCATTTAACCAATACCTCTTCTTCCTTTGACCCTTGCAACCAGTTTAATCCATCCTTACGGATTATTCGTGGACATGATTGTCTAACACTATATATAGCAAAACATCTATTATTTATAAAACTCTCTTTAAAAACGCATACCTCATTTGAACCACAAAAAAATCGTTTAACCTCTTTTGCTTCGCTCATAATTCTTGCAATATGCTAAATAATATTCTTTATATGGAAAATTACATTTATCCTTTTTTTTACAATTTTTACATAAACTCATCAATATCCTCCAGCTCCGCTAAATACAGGCTCATGCTGTCTTATTACCATAGTATTTACATCGCTTTCTTTAACCTCTTTTAATCCCCAAATACCATAAACAAAAGCATCTGCTCTATCAGGAGACCTGCCTAATCTTTTTTTTGTATCTTCCTTTGGCTCAAGCTGTATCTTTCCATTAGAGTTAATAACTCTCCTTTTAACAGATGTTAATTGTCTTTTAAGCTCTTCATCTTGAATATACTCAATCTCTCTTTTTTGTATCTCTTCTAATAAATACCACCACATCTCAACTCTGCGATTATAAAACATCTCATCATTACTTGACTTCTCAGCAGAGTCTATTGCTATAACATCCTTTCCAAGTTCTCTAAGTCTATCAACAATCCCTTTTCCTATTCCAATCGTATCTACCGCACATATCTCAAGTTTATGTTTCTGCATTAAAATCATTATCTCGCCAACTATCTTCATTGTATCATCATAATGAAGGACTTTTTCATCTATAATCTTTGTATTCTCAAATATATAAATTACGCATTCATCCCCACCCATTGATGGGTCACAGGACAAAAGTCTTTTAGTTCTGGGAATAAAATGTATTACATTTTTAAGGGCTTCTAAAGAATTATAATCTATTAACGCATTCTCTATTTCAGTTAAAGGCTCACCTAACCAGATATGCCTATAATCCTTTTCGCTTCTACGCTTACATTCCTCTGCTTCTTTCTTTAGAGCCTCTGGACAAAATGGATTATCAGGATAATTTATGTTTATATGTAGACAATTCTCTCTGTTAATAAATGCCTCATATACAGGGTCATTTGGTAAAAATCTATTCATTGTAAAATATACTTTTGCTTTTTCTTTTCGTATAGTAGGGATTAAAATATCAAGGGTTTGTTTTGTTATAGCCTGGGCCTCATCAATCCAGAGTATATCTACACCTTCCATGCCTTGAATGTTAAAACGGCCTTGTTCTCTAAAGCCCCTAAAGTTTATAGAAGATTTACTTTCCTTATGAAGTATTTTCGTGGCCAATGTCTCAAAGTAAAGATTGTAATTAGTGATTAAATCAGATAGTAAGGTATAAACACTTTCAGATATTGAGTTCTGGATTTCACGGCCACAGACTATTCGGATAGTTTTCTTCTCGGCAAGATAAAGAAGAAAGCGCCCTATGGATTGAGATTTGGCCCCGCCTCTTCCGCCCTCAATAAGAAAATACCTTTTTTCATTAAATTGTGTAATAATTGGCAATAACTTTTCAGGAATATTAAGAATTTCTGGAAGTGTTAAGCTCTCCAATATCAAACTCCAATAGTCTATTATTTGTCTGGACTTCGCCCATTTTGGTAAATTTTATCTCGCCTGTAATATCTAAATGTTGTTTAAGTTTTCCTGTTAATTCATAATAGGTCCTTATTGCTTGCACATCTTTATCTATAATTGCGCCCAATAAAGCATAAGGCGGAATTGCGGCATTTTCACCTAATACGCTAAAACATAAATTCGCAAACCACAGTCTAAAATCACTATTTGTTCTATAAGCATAATAGAATTTGCCTGGGTCAATATTCGTTAACTGTGATGCTCGTGATTTATTTCCTTTAACATCTGGCAATATAAGAGCTTGACAGAATCGCTCTAAATCTTTTGAGGGTTGATAATTCTTTAATATTTCAGTTAATTTTGGTGGCCTTGGCATTTATATATTTCTCCCAACGGTCTATGATTACTTGGCAAAACTGCGGAGATATTTCTATAACTCTGCATTTTCTATTATTTTTCTCACAAGTAATTAAGGTTGTTCCACTTCCGCCAAAAGGTTCATAAACAATATCATCTCTATTGGTATGATTAAGTAATAACTTCTCAAAAAGTTCTAAAGGCTTCTGTGTTGGATGTATATTATTCTTCTTTTTTCTATCAATATTAAAAACAGTTCCTTGATTGCTCGGCACATTGTCTATAATCTGCTCCCCCTCACGCCTTGCAATAAAAATTAATTCGTGTTGCTGTTGGTATCTTGCTCCTGGCCAGAAACAAAAGTTTTGCTTGCACCAAATCAATAAATCTATTGTTTCAAAATCTAATTTTTCACAAGTCAAAACATAGGGATGTAATTGTTTGTCAGCATAAGTCATTATTAAAACATCACTTGGTAAAATAGACATAAATCCATAAAGTAATTCATCTGCATTTTTTGGGTCTTGATAACTCGCAAGCGTTTCGGATACTTTTTCTTTTCTGCTTTTGTAATTGACTGAATAAGGTGGGTCAGTAAGACATATTCTTGCCTTCTCTCCCTGTATCAGTTTTTCAACATCTTCCCTTTTCGTCGCATCCCCACATAACAACCTATGTTCTCCCAATTTAAACATATCCCCTAACTTTATATCCGTTGTTCTTGCCTCCGGCACATCGTCATCTTCAGGTCTTGTATCTAACTGAAATATTCTGTCCAATTCCTTGCTCTCAAATCCTACATCCTTAAGCAATTCCTCATCAAAATTAGCCAGTAAATCAAAATCCCATTCCCCTAAGTTCTTATTAAGCCGTAAGTTAAGCTCTCTTTCTTTTTCTATTTCAGGCACATTCACATACACACAAGGCACTTTTCTTCTTCCCATATCTTTTAAAACTCTTAAGCGAAAATGACCCCCTATTACTATATTAAATCTATTAGGTGCAGAGTTAATTATAATAGGGTCTACTATACCAAATCTTTCTATGGATTTTTCTAAATCTTCATATTCTTTTTGAGTAGCTTGTCTTGGATTATATTCGGCTGGCTTTAAATCGCTTATATCAAGTTGGATAATTTCAATATTTTCTGTCTCTTTCATAAATAATAAAAAACTCAAGCGCCGTTTCCAGCTTCGAGTCTCGTTTTAAATCTATTTCAACGCTTCTAATACAAATAGTATAACATATATTATATATAATGCAAGAACAAAAGTTCGTTTATCTAAAATTTTCTTATCTTGTAATCTTGTAGTTACGCATCCTGATAATAATAAAAATAGCAAAATATATTTTAAAAGTCTCATATTTTTCTCTTTTTAGAGCCAGTTCCAAATTCTGCTTATGGCTGCACATTGGACGGTAATCATCTATCATTTACCATAATCTACCGAACTTTTATTTCCGTAAAAGTTACTGGCTCTTATGTTATTTCTTATTTATATACTACTTCTCAACCCTTTTAAATACGCCCTTAAATGCGGGAAACCATAGTTATTATGCTGAAGGATAGTAGTTATAACTTCCTCAATGGCTTCCTCATAAGTCAATTCTTTAGGAATTCTTTTATATTCATACCATTTATCATTTACTACATCAAAAGTATGAACTCCTACTTTTATAGTCAATTCCCTTTCAGCTTGTAGCCAGTTGTCTACGGCCTCGCCCCCAGTTTTTTGCCATATCTCATAAGCCCGCAATTCAATTTCTTT